TCAGGCGCGGAGTCTCATGACCCCGGACACGATGGCCCCGGCGATGGCCAGGGCCTCCTGCAAGTCAATGCGCCCGTCGTCCGCCAGGGCCCTGACGACCTCCTGGGTCACCGGAACCAGAACCTCGACGACGCGCCCGCCAGGGATGCGCAGGGTCAGGGCCAGGCGGGCCACGTCCTCGGCATCGATGCGGTCGTCGGCGGCCGCTTTGCCCACGCTCTCCATGAGGTCGAGCACGCGGTGCCCCTGCGCTTCCGCCTGCAATGCCGCGGGGCTGTCGTTGTCGTTGGGCTCCCAGCCGTCTATCCGGAACAGGGCCAGAGGGGCGGCAGGCTCGCCAGAGACGTTCACCGGGCCGGCAGGGCCCTGAACGGGGACGGTCTCGCCGGGCACCACCAGGCCCAGCAGGGTCACTCCGTAGAGCATGGCGTCCTCCTATCGGCCGATTGCGGACAGGGCCATGGCGATGCTCAGGCCCTCGAAGAACGTGACCTTCCCATCCGCCAGGGCAGACTCGATGGAGGAGAAGGCCTGGGCCACGGACATTTCCTGGCCCGGCTTCAGGTCACGCAGGGAGATGTGGACATCCACGGCGCCTGGTGCCCCGGGAACGACGGCGTTGACGACGACTTTCATGGCTCTCCTTTGCCCGGCGTCCACCGGGTCCAGGGCACGCTCGAGCTCACGGATGGCCTCGAGCATGACCCTCTCGGCGCTCTATTCCGGCCCAGAGGCCAGCACGAGCGCGGGCGAATATGTCCCACAGGTGCGGGCTCACTGGTCTCGGTCTACACGGTCAGCCAAGTACACGGCCGCCGCGAGCATGGGTGTAGCGCACGGTTGGGACCACGCGCATGGTCAGGTCGACGTTCTGGGAGCGCAGGCAGCCGTGGGTGACCTGCCAGCCCTGGCGAGGGGCCAGGGGCGCGGGCAAACCTGAGCCACCTCCGTGCCAGCCGATGCCGGCGCGCCCCACGGCCCGAGCCTGGTCCCTCCAGCTCCTGAAGCCAGAGGTAGACCGGGCCATTAGGAGGCGATGTCGGGGTCGCCCGGAGGGATCTCCTCGACCCGGACAATCTCCCAGAGGCCGGGGGGCGTGTCGCCGTAGGGGCGGTCCCAGCCGGGGCCGGCCACCCCCTCGTTCCGGCATGGCACGACCCAGCGCGGCTCGGACTCCCCGGGCACGTGGCACTTGGCCTTGTCGGTGACGGTGTTGACCACGATGTGGACGTCGTGCGGACCGAGGTCGGGTCTCATGGGCGCTCACCTCCAGGGACTGAAGAGGCCCCCTCGTCGGGGGCCTCGGTTTCCGGCAGGCCGGCCTCTCGCCGGCGGCGTTTGCGGCTGGCTTCCCAGCGCTCGAAGTAAAGGCTGCACTCCCCCTCCAGCCCGTCCGCGGTGCGCGAGAGCAGACCGCCCTGCGCTCCGGCCAGGCGGGCGCAGTTTCGCAGGACGCTCAGGCCCTCCGTCCACACGATGGCGGCCCCGATCATCACGGGCACGATGTCGTCCGCCGGCAGGCCGTTCGCGCGGAAGGCCCAGCCCACAGCCAAGCTGCCCATCCAGATGAGCCACTTGACGACGCTGTAGAGCCCGCGCCTGGTCGAGTAACGATGTTCCCGCCAGGCCAAGGCGCCGCCGGTGATCCAGTCCAGCGCCCAGAGGATGGAAACGATGAGGACCAACGGGTCCAGCATCAGCCTGGCCAGGTGCTCGCCCCAGGCGGCCCACAATGCTCCGCAACAGGCCGAGAACGAAAGCCGGCCCGTCGTGTCGGCCCGGTCGGTGCCCAGGATGAGGGCCCAGATGTAACTCGACATGGAAGTCCTCCCTATGGGGGCGGCGGGCCCCAGTATCCGGATTCCCCCAGCATCTGGTAGCGCCCGTTGCCCATGCGCATGACGGTCACGCTCTGCCCTACCTGCAGCCAGCCGCCCGACACGTTGGGGATTGCGACGGTCTGCCCATCGACGAATATCTGCGGCGGCTGCCCTGCGGCGTACACGACGGTCCCTACCGTAATGGGGTTGTCGGCCATCTCATCCTCCTACCACTGCGCGGATCCAAGGGCGGCGCTTTCGACGCTCGTCGAGGCCTGCCCAGGCCCCAGCGTGTGCGTGATGCTCTCCACCCGCGAGTCGGGGCATCCTGGCCAGGTCAAGACGTGCCCCAGAGGCAGCCACAGGCAGGGTGGCCCCTCCCAGGAGAGGGTGTGGGTCTGCCGATTGCGAGCCCAAAGGTAGGTCTGGGTCCGCGCCTCGACGTAGGCCTGAGACGGCAGCCACTGCTCCACCCAGGGCTCGTCCGCCGGGCGGGCAGGCCCGATGCCCGAGTCGTGGTTGACGCAGAATGCCAGGTCCGTCCCCGGGACCAGCCGGTCCGTCCCTGTCCCGCGGATCACGAACGACGAGCCGTCTCGCTCGACGCGGAAATGAGTCGCTTCCACGGGCTCATCGTAAGCGAACCCGCCAGACCCGACCTGGTTTGCACTCGGGTTCACGTCGGGGTCGTCGTCCCAGAACGTCACGTCGGGATAGGTGCTCTGGAGATGCCGCGCGGAGAACCCGAGGGGTCGCACCTCGCCAGCGTTGGATAGCGCCGAATGGACCACGACGGCCTCGGTCATCCGGGAGGTTTTGACGATGTCCAGCGAGGTGATCCTGTCGGACCAGGCGCGACGCCGAACCACGCTGCTCCAGTCCGGCTGCGTCCCAGACGGAGCCGCCCAGATGTCCAGCGGATAGAACTCGAGGGTGCCGCCGGATGCTGCAGTGCAGCGGAACTCCTGGCAGGCGATGGCGCAGAGGCGCTCGACGTGGACCAGCATGTTGGTCCGCCCGGAGTCCTCCACTTCGCACACCGGGAATGACCATGAGGTGTAGTTGGACATCTTCCCGTACATGTCGATGTCGGAGGCGATGGCCTCCAGGATGGCTGCGCTGGTCGTCACCTGGATGCCCATCATCCGGTGGGAGCTCCGAGTCAGCCGGTACATCACCAGGTCGATGCCGGACAGCACCCCGCCCCCAGTCCCGTGGTCCTCCTCCCAGTCCTGCACCACCAGGGGCGGCAGGGTCAGCGTGTGCGCCCCGGCGGTGAGCGTCAGCGTGAAGGTCGCGTCCTCCAGGAACGCATCGAGCAGGGAGCGGTCCGTGTCCTCCAAGACGGTATAGCCGTGGGGCATGTATGACAGGACAGCGCTCCAGGTCCATCCCCGGTTGATGCTCTGGGTCACGGTCACGGACTCGACCGGCAGGGCGTTGCCATCCGGGTCCAGCAGGGTTACGTTGATGTCCATGATTACGCCTCGTCCGCCTGCGAGCGCAGGGTCAGGGTCGCGCGCCAGAGGTCGCTGCCCGGGGTCGCCTCCAGGCTCACGCCCACCACGCGGCCGGCCCAGGTGCGTCCTGCGTTGTCGACCACGCTGGCGGTTCCGTCCTGGGCCTCGATGAGAGCCTCCAGGGCTGCCGCCTCGGTGTCAGTCAGACCCTCATCGGTTTCCAGGGTATAGGTAACCTCTGGGGCATGGGCATCGTAGACGTAGCTGCCCCCGTAGGCGCCGCCCGTGCGGGACAGCGTCTTTCGAATCACCAGGTCCTTCTGGATCTGGTGCCGTCCGATATACTCCCAGGTTGCCATGCTACCTCCAGGGGCCAGCCATCAGGCGCTGCCGTTGTTGCTGCTGCTCGACCAGCTTGGCGGCCTCCCTGGCCACGACCTGGGCCTGCGGCTCGGTGTTGGCGGCACCGTTGACGACGACGGTCTGCCGGACGTCGGACCGGCTCATGCTGTTGGTCCTGACCGGCGCCTGCGTGACGATACGGGGCGACACTGCGCCCATCTCCACTGGGGTCGGCATCCGGCGCTCGAGGCCAGGATAGCCCGTCGTCGGATAGCCGCCATCCGCGACCGGCTTGCGACCTCCAGGAGCCGTGAAGGATGCTATCGCTTGGATCGCCGCGCCAAGAGAGTCCCCGAGTGAGCCTCCCACCCCGTTTTCTGGGTCGTTCCCCACCGGAGGAGGAGTTCCACCACCGCCGCCGCCAGCGATGGAACTGAGCGACGCCGCTGCCTGTGAGGCCGCGGCCGCCAGCTCACGCAGCGAGACCCCTCCGGCCGTCGCCGCAGCCCCGAACTCTGTCTGGGCAGGCGGCAACTCGGACAGGCTCTTGCCTGTCTGCTGGGCAGCCTCACCCAGCGTCTTGAGTTCGTCCTCGGCCTGCTGACGGGTGTTGTCTTCGGCCTTCTTGCCGCCCAAGATGCTGGGAGTGTTCCCGAGTTGAAGGCCTTTCATGCCCGGGAGGACGTCAGCAAAAGCCTCCTCTCCGGTCATGATGGGCGAGTTCTCCCCGCCGATGCGGTCCTCAGGCCTGAAACGCTTGCGCGCCCGGTCCTTCTGGGACTCGGCATCTTTGACGGCCGAGACCTCCTGGCGCAGGCCAGACAGCAGGCGCTGACGCTCTTGCTCCTGGAGCAGACGCCTGCGGGTCAGGCCGCGCTTGAGCGCCTCCTCGATGAGGACCTGGTTCCCCTCGGCCGCCTGAACCTCGGCATCCGTCTCCGCCTGGATGGCATCCAGGGCCGCCTGGAACCGCTCAGCGCGCTTCGCTTGCAGTTCGGCCTCGACGTCCTCACCAGCCCGCAAGCGGGCCTCCAGGGTAGCAATCTCGGCGTCCAGAAGCTGCTGCGACAGCCCGGCCGTCTGCTGCTTGGACTGTCGCTCGCGCTCGGCGAGTTGCTCGACCAGGTCCACCTCGCGCCGGCGCAGGTCGTTGATTTCGCCCTGCAGGGTCTTGCGGGACTGGGCGTCGTTGCGCAGGTCCTGGCTGCTGCGCAGGACCCGCTCGTAGAGGTCCAGCGAGTCCCTGGTGGCCTGCAACTGCTCCTGCTGTCCACGGGCCCCCGCCTGCAATTCCCTGGCTTGCTCCCGCAGGGTCGCGAGCTTCTCGGCGCGGGCGGTTCGCTCGGAGCTTGCGGCCTGGTCCTCGGCGCCCTGCCGCAGGCGGTCATACTCCTCGCGGAGTTCCGGCACCTGATCGAGGAGGACTTTGTGCGCCCGCGCCCAGTCGTCGAGGATGACCAGCACCCCACGGTAGCCTTCCGCCACCTGGGAAGCCGTCCCCTCGCCGCTGGATGCCAGGCGCTGGGTCTCCTCGGTGGCAGCCCGGATTGCATCCTGCAGGCCTGTCTTCTGGGACTGAATCTCCTCCTGGCGCTGCTGCTTGCGGGCCTGGTGGAGTTGGTTGAGGACCTGGGTCTCCTGCTCGGCATTGCCCCGCACGGCCTGGAGCTTGCGCTCGAGGTGTGCGATGGTCGCGTTCAGGTCCTGGTCTCGCCCCGCCTGGGAGCGCGCGAATTCCTGGTCCATCAGGCGGATGCGCTCAGAATTGGCCTTCTCGTTCGCCTGGTTGATGCGCTCGGCCTGGGACTCGACCTCGCCCATGAGGGTGAGAAGTCGCGTGATGGCCTCCGTCTCCGGCTCGGTCGTCTCAGGAGATAGCAGGCTCTGCCGCAGGGCGCCAGCGTCATAGGCGGGTAGCCCGCCTGCTTGCGCCGTCTGTTGCAGGCGGGACAGAGTCTCCCTGGTCTCCTCCAGGGCCTCGGTCATGGTGCGGATGTCACCGGCCTTGCCGGCGAACTTGAGGTAGCTGTCCAGGCGCTGGGTCGCGGCAACTGCCCTTTTTAGCGGGGTTTCCAGTTCCTCGAACAGGTCCTTCGCGAACGTCAGGCCGCCGAAGGTTCCGCGCAGATTCAGGAGCTTGGCATCGAGATTGCTGAGCGCATCATTGATTTGCTCGACCGTGACGAAATCGACGTCCGGGAATATCTTCTGCAGGTCGGCGCTCTCGCGGATGTCAACCTTCAGGCCGACGCCCATGTTCTGCAGATCCTCAAGAGACCTGCGCTGCTGCAGCAGGGATCCGATCTCTTCGCGCGCCTCGACGGCCCGTTCTTTGACATTCTCCAGGCTGCCATAGGCCTTGTGCAGGGCTTTCAGGAGCACGTCTGGGGATACTGTCTCCCGGAGATTTTGCAGCCCCTCGACCACCCCGGACTGACCCCCTTGCAGCGTGATCCCGGCCACTCCTCTGGATGATGCAGCGTCGTCGATGGCTGACTGTAGCGCGCGCCACTCCTGAGTGGCCCGGGCCAGTTGCCTCGACTGCTCGGAGAAGGCGTTGCCCAGAGCGACCTGCTGGTCGTTGTAGTGGTCGATGGATCCTTTCACAGATACGAATCCAGCGGCGAGAGCCGTCAGGGCGACGCCTAGCGGGGTCGTGCCCAGCGCGATGAACGCTTTCCTGGCCAGTCCAGCCGCGCCGGCCATGCCTGTCAGCAGACCACTGGTCACCTTCGCCGCCACGCCAGCCGCCGCAATGTTCGGGCCAGCGGCAAGCAGTTGCGAGTTCAGCGCGACCAGGCCCGCCACCGCGATGGTCGTTCCGCCCGCCATGACCAGCAGACCTGCCCCGGCAGCAGCGACTCCCACTGCGACCGCTCGCAGAGGTGCGGGCGCCGAAGTGGCAGCGTCGACCAGGCCAGAGAAGGCGCTAGCGGCACCCGTGACCAGCGGCACCAGGGCCTCGCCATAGGTGGCGGCCAAATTCTGCACCGAGTCGCCGGCGTTGCTCAGCGCGCCCTGCAGGGTCCTGGACTGGCGCTCGACTGCGCCACCGAACTCGGTCTGGATGATGCGCTGCAGGGCCGTCTTGGCCTTCTCCAGGTCGCCTGCCGTCGACGCTGCGATGCCGCCCGTCGCGGTCAGTGTGGCCCCATACTGCGCGAGCTTGGCATTGCTGACGCCATACTCGTTGCGCAGGGACTCCCAGCCCTCCAGGCTGCCAGACATGGCCTTGCCGACAACCAGACTGGTGTCCTCGATGCGCTTGCCCATGCCGGCGGCCAGGTCGGCCACCAGAGGGAGAACCTTCTGGGCCCGGGTGCCGTAGACCTCGAGCTGCACGGCAGCCGCAACCACGCCCTGCACGTCGAACGGGGTCTTGGCCGCCAGCTCGCGCGCGAAATCAAACGTCTCGCCGGCTTTGATGGCCGACTTCTGGACGGTCTCCAGCTTGGCGCGGAGCTGCTCGAATTGCCCGGCCACCTGGACCGCGTAGCCCAGGAGGGCAGCCACGCCGGCGCCAGCAGCCACCATGGCCATGCCGGACTTCTGCCCCAGCTCAACGGCCCGGCGGGCGGTCTCGTCGTAACGCCTCTCCACCTGCTCGAGGGTGCGGTTGAGGATCTCGGCCTGACGGACGAAATTCTCAGAGAATGAGAGAGGGGCCGCCAGAGAGCCCGACGGCAGGGCGCGCATGGATGCCCCGACGGCACCAGCCATGCCCTGTCTGGCGTAGCCGGCCATGGCGCCAGGCCTGGACGTCGACCCTGATGACCCGGCGATTGGCCCAGGGATTCCCGAGATAGCCCCAGACGCCCCCGGGATGGCGAGCCCTCCGCCCACTCCTCCAGCAGGCAGGGCCAGGTTGGCACCAGCCAGGCCAGCGGGCAGGGCTCGAGTAGACCCGACCTTGCGCACGGTGGCAAGGAGGCGCTGCGCCTGGGATTCAGCCTGACGCAGCCCCTCCGCCGCCGTGTTGGCCTGCTCCGCGATCCTGGCCGTCTCGCTGGACGCCTGCTTCTCCGCAGAGGCCATCTTGCGCACGGCCGATGTGGCACCATCGGCTGCGGAGGTAATCCTCCGCACCTGTTCCGCCGCGTCGGCGAAACCCTGGTCCATCCCTCCTGTGGATGCCATGGTCTGCTGGGCACGCTGCGACAACTCCGCCAGGGCGCGCTCGATCTGCTGAAGGGTGTCAGCCAGGCCAGGATCGCGCTCCGCCATGACACGGAGGATGACCGGGATGGTGCTATTTGCCACGTTTCCTCCGCTTCAGCGCCTCGAACTCGTCGTCAAAGGCCTTGCCACCGACGCGCTGTCCCAGGTCCCACTCGGGTTCCGGGCCCATCTCGGCGCCGTGGATGGTCGCCTGGAAGGCCCTATCCAGCCAGGCTTGACGCATGGCGAGGTTGTGCATGATGACAATCTGCCGCAGGCACCAGGTCCGACCAGACATGCAGTCGGGTCCAGGCAGTAGCGCGCGGCGATGGCGTCAATCGAGTTCCGGCCCAGCCAAGGCCTTCGCAGCCCTCCTCGCCTGTGCCATCGCGAGGAGGTTGCGCACGTTTCCCAGGGCGGCCTCGGTGTCGTTAAGTTGATCCTGAATCTCCAGCAGGCGCCGGCGCTGGCGCGGGCTCATGGCATCCAGCAGGGCGTCGTCGGCAGGGGCCTTGCCGTCGGTCGGGACGGACAGGAGCCAACTGAAGAGCAGGTTCTCCGCCTTCTGGAGGCGCTGCAGGGCGTCCACCACGAGGGCCTCGCCGCCCTCAGCAATCTCCTGAACCACTGTGTTCAGGGGCTCGTTGACCAGGCGGATGTACTCCCGCAGGTCCGCCCCGGACATCTCGCGGAGGCGGAAGGTGCGACCCTCCACCTCCACCTCTTGGGTCGCGCGCTCCAACAAGAACTTCTCGGACATATCTACCTCCTGTAGGGGGAAGAGCCGCCCCCGCCCGCCCCTACACGGACGGGAGCGACTCAAGAGGGGTCAGGTCACTGCTGGTCGTCCCAGTAGCCCAGAGGGGCCTCAGGGTGGTTGGCCGTGTCGTCGATGGCCGAGCAGTTGAACTGCTGGATCACGAAGTCACTGGCCTCGGTGTCAAACGAGAGGTCCACGTTCCCGGCGGCCTGGGCTTTATGCATGCGCGCCACGAACAGCTTCCCGCTAGGGCGAGTGTGAGTGAACACGACGTCGTCCAGGTCCAGGATCTGCCAGGCGGCGCCGATGTTCAGGCGCTTGCTGGCGACGGGGGTGTATTTGTAGGCCACATGGACGGTCGCGGCCGACCCGATGGTCCCACCGGGATTGCGGTAGACGATGCCCGTAGTGGCGTCCAGGATGTAGTCGTCGTTGACCGTGTAGGTGGTCAGTTCGTCAGCCGACGTGACCACCAGGGCGGTGACGGCGGGTCCGTCCAGGATGATGCGCTGCAGGGCCCCGCCGAAAGTAGCGAAGGTTCTGGCCTGGTCGTCCCCGTCAGCCACGGTCACCTCGGCGGCGTCCACGATGGACACGGGGACAAAGCCCGAGGCGCGGGAGATGGATTCAGCCGACAGCTCGGCCAGGGGGGCCTCGATGCTGTGGATCATCTCGGTGACGATCGAGCCCTGCAGCTTGCGGGGGACGCCGGACTTCATTTCCAGCTTCTCGTGGCCCAGCGCCACCTTGACCGGACCTTTCAGGAATCCGACGTCGGTGCCGTTGACCGACAGCGTCCCAGACCCCACGGTCACTTTGTTGAAGTCTCCCATGTTGCTCCTCCTTAAATGCAGAAGGAGCGTCGCTGCGCCCCTTCTTGGGTTGTGGGCCTGGGGCCCGGGGTTACGTCGGTGTGTTGCGCATGGTCACGGCGCGGACCTCGACCCACGACATGCCGGTGCTGTGCGCCTTGTCCTTGACTGCGACGGTATGGACCTCGTCGCCGATTGCCAGCAGATAGGACTGTCCATCGATGACCAGGGCTGTCCTGGTGCATCGGCAGAGCGCCGGCAAAAGCCCGCGCGGAGTTCCGGTGGAATCGTCCCAGACCAGGCGGTCGGCCTCGCGCTCGGCCGCCTCCGGGCCATCCTGGCTGACCGTGTAGAGGTAGACCCGGAGCACGGCCGAGAACTCGACCCGCTGCCGGTCAGATCGGAATCCCCTGGCTCCGTCCCAGTCCACCACGAGGGCCGGGTGGTGCAATGTCGGGATGGGCTGGTGGTCGCCCACGCGCACCAGGCGGATGTCTTCCAGCGTGCTGCCGGGGGTCTGCTCGGCCTGCAGCCTGGCAGCCAGGGCGTCGGCAATCGCGAGAAACATCAGCCCTCCAGGTGCGTCTTCAGGTAGTGTTCCAGGGCGAAGGCGAGCTCGCCGCGCTCATCCTCAGTCATGGGCATGGGCAGGTAGGGGCGGGCGGGGATGACGGTCAGGATGCCCCCGCGAGCTTTCGCCTGTTCCTGGGCCAGCCCCAGGATCCGGTCGCTATACTTGCGCCCCTGCTTGGATCGCTCCAGCAGGCGCTCGGCGAGCCTGGCGATGCGGGTCTTGCGCCTGATGACCGCGCCGAACTGGTGGACTCTGGCGTAAATCAGGTTGCTGCCGACCTCGTAGGAGTGCGAGTCCGACTTGCCCACGGACACCGACTGCTGGAGGCGCCCGGTGTCTCGCAGGATGCGGTCGCTGTTGGAGGCCCTCTTGCCCTTGCGACGGCGGTCCAGGGTCTTGTCGGAGAGCTCNACCCAAGGCTCGCCGGGGCGCCCCTGATGCTGGAATGCGTCGGCCACCATGGTTTGGACGGCGTCAGCGATGTTTCCGGCCATCAACTCCGAGAAGTCGTCCGTCGCCTGCATCAGGCGCCCGACGGCGTCCCGCCACTCGCTGGAGTCAATCTCCACCACGAACCTGGGCATTACTCCAGCCCCGGGTGGACCCAGTCGCGCAGGGCCGGTGTCGTGCCCCGGGTGGAGGTCAACATGCCGGGTCTACTCCTGGAACCGGCCAGGACGCTGCGCGCCACCAGGGTGTCCGCGCCCCGCCAAGTGCCTTCGACCATTTGGCGGACCTGGTCCATGGCGCGGCTGCGCAGGTAGGCGGACAGGCGGGTCTCGCTCTCCTCGCCGCCGCCGGAGTAGGTCGTGTCCAGCGCCCACGCCGCCGCCAGGTCTGCGGTGATGTGCCGCACCACGTCGGGAACGGTCGCGAACGGGACGGTGTAGCGGGCGCCCAGGGCCATGTCCACCTCGGCCTGGGCCGCGCTGATGGCCTCGGTCACGATGGCATCATGGGCCACGTCAGAGGGAAACTCCGGCAGACGCAGGCGGACGTGCGCTGATGTGCAGTAGGCCATGGATCACCTCGCAGGGGTCACGGCCCCAGGGCAGGTTGCCCCACCCCGGAGCCGTGAGGAACTAGGCGTGGACGGTCAGAATGACCACCCAGTTGGGATGGAACAGGACCGGCAGTCCATAGATGCCAGAGAACACCTCGACATACGGGTTCGCGCGGTTGCCCGACTGGTCGTCGATGCCAGCGAACTTGCCTCCGGTGGCCCCGTCGATGCCGCCATTGTGCAGGCTGGGGACGGACGCCCACTCGCCGATGCGCTCAGCGCCGTAGCCGACCATGATGACCTTGTTGTCCGGGATGAACTTGGTGAACGTGCCGGCATCGGACACGTAGCCCTCGTCATACTGGACCATGCCCTCGATGCCGCCGACCAGGTCCATCATCAAGCCACCGATGTTGCTGGAGCCGAGCTGCAGCACGGGGGCCGACTGCTTGACCAGGTCGCGCACCACGGAGTTGTTGGCCATGAGTTTGGCCACAGAGCGGTTGTAGTAGCAGCGGACACGGCCAGCGCCGGTGCCGTCAAACTTGTCCAGAGCCGACTGGAGGTCGCCCACGGGGTTGCCGTCTGTGTGCGACCAGTATTCACCCGATCCGTCGGACACGTTGATCTTGTTGCCGCCCGGGACGGCGTAGTCGATGGTGCGCTTCACGCCGTTCTCGTTGATGACCAGGCTGCCCTGGAGGGCCTGCCAGATGGACCACTCAACGCGGGTGTCGACCCGCAGGCTCAGGTCCTCGATGGACTGGGTCACGAGGCGTCCAGCCATGCGGGATCCCTCGTCCACGCCGATGTTGCGGATGAGCAGCAGGTCGCGCTCGTTGATGCGCTGGGCCTCCTTCCAGTGTGCCGGCTTCTGGACCTTGGTTTGCAGCACGCGCTGGGAGACCAGGGCCGGGTCGGCGCCCAGGGTGTGGGCGGAAGTCATGCCCTTGGCGGCGCCCAGGACATCCCAGGAGATGTGGTCCGGGCTCAGGTTGTATTTGGTGGTCTCGACGGGCAGGATGCCCTGGCCGATGAACCGGGCGGGGTCGGCTTGGAACTCGCGGGCCACCCCGGTAATCGCCTCGGGAGAGGGCCAGTTGATAGGCATTTCTTGAACTCCTTTCGATTTCCCGGGTGGCCCGGGAGGTTGCCCCCGGAGGCCCATTCAGGCGCTCCGGAGGCAGGGGGACAGGTCTACGGCACGTCGACAGTGATGAGCTTCCAGGCGCTGCCATCCCAGACGGCCAGCTTGCCGGTCGCGGCCACGTAGCCGATGGCGGCCATGCCGGCCGGGATGCTGGCGGGGGACCCAGTCGGGTCGCCGGTGGCGATGATGGGGATGCACAGGAAGCCGGCAGCGGCATCCTGGGCCACACCCGCCTGGGGGCCAGCCAGGACGTTGCCGTCCCCGCGCACCTCCAGGGCCACCACGGGGGCGTTATCATCGATTCCGGTGCTGCCGGCGGGGGCTGCCTTGACCTGGACCTTCGCGGTTCCGGTGCCAGTCGAGGACCCCGTGGAGAGCACCAGGTCGCCGCCGTCCTGGTCGGTCTCGCCGACCCGGGGCGAGCCCGCGCTGAGGCTCAGATTGCCGCCAGGTTGCGCCGCGGTCGGGTTCCGCTGCATCGACACCCCGAAGTCCCCGTCGCCGGAGAACTGCAGGAAATCTCCCACGGTGGGGTCGCAGAGGATTCCAACCGCGTCGGACATGCTCTCGTCCACGACGATGCCGTGAGCACCAATGCGGACCCGGCCGAATCCGACCTGGTTGCTGGTAGAACGAAGCTCCAGGTCGTCGCCCTCCTCGGTGCCACCGATCAGGACCTGGCCGCCGGCGCGGCCCTCCAGGGCGGCATACTGCAGGTGATCATCGTCGCCGTTGCCCGTCAGGGCGCCATGGTCCTGCGCGGGAATGGCAGACCAGGTGCCGAGGCCGTCGGCGTTGGAGGTGAGCACGTGCCCGTCCGACTTGCCGTCGGTGAGGGTGATGCTCTCGGCCTTGATGTCGCCGGTGACCTCGAGCTCGACCGTCGGCGCGGCGTTGCCGATGCCGAGGCGGTTGTTCACCTCGTCGTAGGCTGAGGTGCCGAACAGGATGCTGCCTTTGACGGCTCCCGCGGTGCTGGCAAGTTCCAGGTCGTCGCCGTCCTCGGTGCCACCGGTCAGGAACTGCCCGCCGGCTCGCCCGTCACAGGCGGCATACTGGGCATGATCGTCGTCGGCCAGGCCAGTCAGGCCGCCGTGAGCCTGGACCGGGATGGCGGTCCAAGTAGCGCCTCCATCGGCGTCCGAGGTCAGGACGTGGCCAGTAGAGGCGCCGGTCGTCAGGGTGATGGCCTCGACCTGGATGCCATCGGCGACCACGTCCTCAGCCAGGATGTCTCCAACAACCTCCAGCGCCACGGACGGCTCGTCGGTGCCGATTCCCATCATGTTGTTGGCCTCGTCATAGGCCGAAGTTCCGAACTTGATAAGCCCCTTCACCGCTTCGCTGGTGCTGGTGAGGGTCATGTCGTTTCCGTCGTGAATTGCGGGCATGTCTGTTCCCCTCCTAGAACTTGAAGATTCCGTTGGTCATGCTGATGCCGTGCAGGTCGGCAGCGGCAGCGGCATCCAGGCCGGTCAGCCTGGACTCGACGAACTGCCCGCCGATGTACATGGGCACCGGGATGGCGCGCCCCTCGGTGGCGGGGTCGGCGTTGACGGCGAGGATACCCTTGGCAACCTCGGACCCATCGATGGCGTTGTCGTCATAGGCCGCGGCCAGGCCGGAAGCCTCAACGATGCCCAGGATGGTACCCGCCACGATGGCGGTCTGGGTGCTGGCCAGGGTGACGTTCGTGGTCGGGAAGCCGGCCTCGTCGCCCGAGGCGCGGATTTCGGCGGGGGNGTAGGTGGTGGTGCTGATTTCTCCCATGGCTCCTCCTTAAATGCTCAGGCCCGGCGTTACCGGGCCCGGTAGGTCTTGGGGTGGTCTCGGGCTATCGGGTCCAGCGCCCGTCCTCGCCCTTGCGGTAACCGGCTTCCGCCAGGAGGGCCTCGGTCTGGGCCTGCGCCTGCTGCGGCGTGGTGTGCCCGTCCTGCTGGATGTTGGGCAGGCTCTTGCGCCCCATGGTCGCGTAGCCCGGAGACGCCTGCTTCAGCGCCACGTAAGCGTCGCGCTGCTCAGGCTCCAGAACCTGCACGAACTTCAGCTCTGCCTCGCTCATGGCAGGCGTGGACTGGCCGTTGCGCACGAACTCCGCCACCAGGTCGGTGTCCTCGCGCAGGCGGGCCACCTGTTCCTGCTGCTCGAGCTGCGCGCGCAGGCGGGCGATTTCGGCTTCGTGGGCGGCCATGATGGCGTCGGCCTCGCTGGTATCGGCCAGGGCCTTCTCTGGCTCCTGGGCAGGCTCTTCGGTGGGGGCCTCCGCCGGTTCTGCGGGGGCCTCGGGGACCGTCTCCGGGGCGATATCCTCGACCGGAGCCGGTGTCTGCTCGTCCATGTCGTTTCCTCCTTGGGTGAGAACTCGGGCCGGCTCCGGGCCAGCCACGGCGGGGAAGGGGGTCACGCTGACCTCCTTCAGGCGTTTCTGGGGTCTCAGGTAGACCCCGGCGCTGAGCTTGCGCCACAGGCCATCGCTGACCCGGGTCACGGCCTCCTGGCCGCGGAACTCCAGCAGGGCGCGGAGCTTGTCGCCATCCATCCGCACGGCCCGCACGTAACCCTGGGTGTCTCGGGCGCTCAGGCTGTGGTCCAGTTGGATGGGCGGCGGGTCCGCCGGGTCGAAGTTGTCCACGACCTGCTGCAGGTCGGCGCGGCTGAACTGGTGGCCGTTAAAGGTCCCAGGGTGCAGCAGGTGTGCCTCGCGCAGGACACGGGGGCCGCTGGCCTCCGGGGCATCCTGCTCGGCGAAGGTGGCCAGGTCCTCAAGCCCACCGGCCTGCAAGCGCGCGACCTCTTCGGCCGCAGCCAGGGCCACGAACTCGCGGGCCCGGGTCGTCAGGTCCACGTCGGTCCCGGCGTCAGACTCGGGCATCCGCCCGGTCTCGGCCCAGTAGGCGACCACGGCCGCACGCCGGGCCACGTCCTCAGCCACGCCCTCGGCGGTCAGGGCCTGAGTGGCGGTGTCGATGCAATCAGACATGGGGTTCCTCCAGTCCGAGTCGGTCCAGCAGGCGATCCGGGTTCAGGTCCGCCTCCGCCATCCAAAGGTCCAGCAGGACCTCGCTCACCTTTTTCGGGTCCAGGCTCTGGGCGTCGTGCTGCATCAGCTTGAACCCCAGGGTTCCACAGGCGTAAGCCCGGCGCGCGTGCTTCTGGGCTTCCTCCTGGGTCAGGATGGCCAAGCCCCCGCCGGCGTTCGGGTCCTCGACCTCGACGGTCAGCCGGCGGGCTTTCAGGCGCTCCTTCAGGGCCTCGTTCTCGGACCTGATGGCGGCCAGCATGCCGTACTCGCGGCGCAGGGTCTCATAGGCGCCGAAGTCCCCGAGGCGGCTCGAAGGTGATTTTGCCAACGACTGGCTCTCTCATGGTGGCCTCCTGGAAATGCAGAAGGCCCCGGGTGGTGGGGCCTTCTGTGGGCGGTGGGGTTGGCGTCCTCCTCGTCGAAGCCGGGCGTGCTACCAACCGAACCACGACGAGGAGGACGAAGACGTGAAGAATCCGGCCGAGAAGGTTCAGCAGTGGCTGAAACTGGATAGCTTGATGAAGAACGCCGATCCGGATATTGGACTGGCTCCACTTTTCCGGGTACCTGGGATAGACTCAAGAGACCTGGAGGAGACAGATCCAGATGAAGAAAGGCATGAAGCGCCCGGGCTATACCAAGGAGTTCAAGGAGAGGGCCGTTCAGCTCAGCGTGGAGGGGGACCAGACGCTGGAAGGACTCGCTGGCGAACTGGGGATCTCGCCCAACACACTCTCCAGGTGGAGGGAGAGGCAGGGAGTGTCGACGCCGCGTGGCGGTGACGCCCAGGCCCTTCGCGACGCCAGAGCGGAGATCGAGGAACTGAAGAAGCGCAATCGCCAGCTCGAGAAGGAGAAGAAGCTGGCGGAGATGGAGCGCGAGATATTAAAAAAAGCGGCGGCCTTCTTCGCGAGGGAACAGGCGTGAGGTTCCAGTTCATCCATGCGGAGAAGGCCGAGTTCCCAGTGGTGGTCATGTGCCGTTGTCTCGATGTTTCGTTGGCCGGCTACTACGAGTGGGTTGGGCGGGGGCCGTCGCAACGGGCGCAAGAGGATCAGAAGCTCACGGAGGCGCTCCGAGAATCGCACGCCGAGAACCGCGAGCGCTACGGTTCCCGGCGCCACAGGCAGGTCCTGAACCGCCGTGACATCGCCATTGGACGCAGGCGAGTCGGTCGGCTTATGCGAGAGGCCGAACTCCGAGCCAAGCGCCGCCGGCCCTACCGCTGCACGACACAGGCCGATCCGACGCATTCTGTTGCCCCAAACATCCTCGCCCGTGACTTCCGGCCCAGCCGACCCGATCAGGCCTGGGCCAGCGACATCACCTACCTGCCAACTTCGGAAGGCTGGCTCTACCTGGCCGTCGTCCTCGATCTGTTCAGCCGACGCGTGATCGGCTGGTCGATCGGGGTCAGGATGACGCAGCGCCTCGCCCTGGATGCCCTCCAAATGGCCCTGAGACGGCGCCGAGCCGCCCCGGGACTCATCCACCACTCCGACCGTGGCAGCCAGTATACGGCGGCGGCTCACAGGCGGCTATTGACGTCTCGCGGCATCGTATGCTCGATGAGCCGTCGGGGCAACTGCTGGGACAACGCCGTCGCCGAGAGCTTCTTCGCAACCCTCGAGACCGAACTGCTCGTGGACCTTCGGGGACGCGACCGCGAGGAGGTCCAGCAGGAGGTCTTCCGGTATGTCGAAGGCTACTACAACCGCCGGCGTCTCCACTCGACCCTGGGCTACCTGACCCCGGTCGAGTACGAGGCTCGGTTCCACCAGGCGGAGGTTACCCCGCCACCCACGAACACCTCAGAGGCCACAGCGGCCTAACCCAATCTTGGGTACCCGGGAAACCGGGACCAGTCCATATCCGTGAGGCCGCTACACGGTGCCAGACGTTTCTTGACGAATGGCAAGCAGTCCGAGAGCGGCTGCACAGCATGTCCATGCAAGAGCCGAACGCACCAGTCGCCACCGGTCTCGTCTGGGTGGCACTGGAGTCCCTGAACGCTTACCACCTATCTTTGCAGCAGCTTCAGTTCCTGATACTGACACGCTATCACTGAAGAAGCCTGCTCGAATCCTGTCCAGGTCGGCCTGCTGCTGCGGGTTCGGCAGGCCGGCCTGCAGGGATCCAAGAAACTTGTTCACAGCTACTCCATCTTCAGGCCGTCTGCGCCTCGGACTGCAGCAGGCGGAGCAGGGCGGCCCGGTCCTCAGGGGACAGGGCCAGGATGTTGGAGACCAGGGTGAAGAGGTTGGGGCGGTCTTGAGTTGGCGTCACCAGGTTCTGCAGGAAGGACTGCAGTCGGGGGGCATCCATCTCGCCGTCTGCGCCGCAGATCCACTCGGGGCGAACGTGCAGGTGTGCTGCCAGGATATCCAAGAGCGCGGCCTTCGGGGCGCCATCTCCCTGTTCATACCGCTGGAGGGTCCTGATGCTGACTCCAACCTCGTCCCCGAGTTCCTGCAGGGTGAGCCTCCGCTGTTCCCTGGCGTAGCGCAGGCGGGCCGGGTCGATGGCCGGGCGGGTCACGACATCACGTGGGGAGATGATGCTTCTCGCCCCTTCAGATAGGTGGCGAATTTCTCGGTTAGGAAGCCGTCGTTCAGAAGGACGGTATTGGCCAGAGACTCGAACATCGTCTCCGTCGGCAGCGTAACCCGGACGACTCCGGAGTAGATTCGGTCACCAACCTGGCTGTCACGCACGGCCTCAAACCCGCCTCTATTCTGTTGCACGAACTCCCGTAGTTCTGGAGTTCCCGAAAGAAATACGAGACGGCCGGTCTCGTCGTCGACCGAAATCTTCCCGACCGAATTCCCAGGTCCCGTGCCTGTAGATGGACAAATTCACGGCAAGTTCGTCCTTCGCAGGATGGCCAAGAAGGCCTTTTCAAGTTCAGGATACAGCACGCCTAGGATGCGTGTAAACTCTCGGCGATCTCCAATGAACAATCCGAACTCACGGGCAAACTGTTCCCGCCTATCGCGAATGTCCAGAAGACCGAGGTCGGCGTCCCAGTGCGCTTTGATCCATGGCTCCAAGTCCTGTGCATCGAGAACCGAATCATAGGCGTGATGCGCCAACTCGTGGGCGATTGTCGTCCGTGCGCGCGTCCACTGGTCCTGACTCACAAATCTGGCAAAGTCCCTCGACGCATCTCGGCTCAGCTCAATTCGTTGTGCGCCCACGATATAGAGGGCGTTCGCGTGAGAGCCATCCTCACCGTAGAGCCGATCCGATGTGAACCGGACGTGCTCTAGTCGTCGGAGTAGCCGCTCGGGGAACTCGTGGAGAACGTCCCGCATGATCACGAGTTCGGTTGTTCCTTCCCAATGGTCGATAACTGGGAACGTGACATTGCCGACGGTCAACGGAGTAGTGAGTAACACGTCGCCGGAGCCTGGATCCGGAAGCCGATCGTATCGGTCATGGACCCGGTGGTCTGCCTGTGCTACTGGCAGGCCATGGCCGCTGACATTGCCAGGAGATGCCCTTTCGGGGGTCCGCACTGGACCCGCCTTTTTCGGTCCGATTTCCTTCGGCTCTGCCGGTTCGGAACGTGACGTCCGCTCTGGCGTTACCGCTTCGTCGCCTTCTAAAGTCTCCGTCGGCCTCTTCGAACTCCGGGCAGGCTCCGTCTCAACCCGCGGCTCAGGCTCGACCCGTCCGGCTTCCTTCGCCCTCGGTTCCGGCGCCCTCGCCTCGCCCTCATCCCCGCCCTTCGGCCCCCGCGGCGTGCTCTCCGACTTCGCTGCATCGCCCCCAGCAGGCCCCTTCGGCCCCACCGGCTTCGCTCTCGGCGCCGGCGCCGCACCGCCGCCGCCCTGCACGTCCGGCCAGGGCTCGTTGCCGAAGCGGCCGGTCTTGGTGACCTGGGGGCCGGGCGCGTCGTCCATCTTGGCGCGGTCGGCAGCCAGGCGCGCCTTGCCGCCCATCTTCTCCAGCTTGTAGCCGGAGATGGGCGTCAGGACGCTGCGGCACTGGTAGTGCAGGGGCGGCGTGTTCTGGCGCAGCCTGGGGTCGTCCAGGGCGAACAGCAGGCCGTTGCGGTGCTGGCAGATGTCCGTGACCCGACTGTCCAGGATGGCGTCGAACCGCACGGCCTGGATGAAGCCCTTCGACTGCAGGAAGCGATAGACGCGGCCCTGGTTGTAGGCCGCAGTGGCCTCGGTGCGGGCGATGTTCTCCAGGCGGGCCCGGCTGGCCCCAGGAAGCGCCGTCTGCAGGGCGTCCATCGTCTGCTTGACGGTGGCCCCCTCGCGCAGGGAGTTACCCAGGATGGTCCGCACCTTCTCAACCTGGTCGGCGTCGAAGAAGCGGTTCAGGTCGCGCCGGCTCTCGAGGAAGGCGATCGCCTCCTTCGGAATCACGGCCTCCCCGTCAACCTTCAGGTTGACACCAGCCGCCCGCGCCCGGCGCTCCTCGGCTCTCACGTCGGCGTCTCCCTGGACGATTCCCTCCACCAGGACCTGCCCGACGTAGGCCTCCACCAGGTCCAGGAAGTTGCCATCCAGGTTGATGGTGGCGGGCACCATGCCACGACGCAGGGTCTCCTCCACCACCGGGCGCAGGGCCTGCACGCGCTCAGCCTGCAGGCGCAGGCCGCCGCGCACGAAGCGGGCCTCGAAGGCGTCCAGGGTGCGCTTGATGCGGGACCAGGGGAACGGCAGGGGGGTGGCGTCCTGGTCGGCCAGGTTGACCAAAGCCAGGGTCACGCCGTCGCCTCCACGCCTCGCAGCAGGCGCATCCGCATCTCCGCGGGCTGCTCGGGTTCAGAACCGGGAGAGCCGTCGCCGTCCTCGTCGTCCCCGTCCGGCTCCTCAGTGGAAGCAGATGCTCGCGCGGGCAGCGCAGGGGCGGAATACGGGAGGCTCTCCACAATCTCCAGGCCGGCCGTCTCGCGCACGTGGTTCAAGTCGGCCGGGCATTCCGGGCTCATGTAGCCGGCTGTGGTCAACTGGACGATGCCGTTGATGAGGCCCGCCCTGTCTTCGGGCTGCAACTGAGGCCGGGTGAACTCGCCCAGCTCCCCCTCCCAGCCGAAGTTCCACCACAGCAGGGGGCGGACCAGTTGCTCCAGCAGGGTCTCAGTGACCTCCAAGAGGAGGTAGTCCAGGCCCATGATGTAGACGTCGTAGTGCTTCTCGCCCAGCGAGTAGCTGCCGGTGTCGGTGTTGTCGAAGACCAAGCTGGGCAGCAGGAGCGACCGCAGGATCATCTTGTTCAGGTGATTCTGGGCGGCCTCGTAGTTCTCGCCAACGGCCGTCGTCAAGCCCTGGAAGGCAATCTCCTCGCCTTCCTCGATGGCGACGCAGGCCCCAGAAATAAGTTCCTTCAGGCGCTCCACCATGTACTGCCCGCGGGTCGTGAGGACGCCCTCGTCCTCCATCTCCTGGGCCAGGTTGGTGGTCTTGCCCACCGTCAGGGGCGCGCCGTAGCGCTCCAGGGCCTTGGCCCCAGGCCGGCAGGAGGCTCGTCTTCAAGAACCACGGAGCATAAGCCCGCTTCAGCCGGCTTTGTCCGTAGGGGTTGCCAAACCGCTGCTGGTGGACGTAGTGCACGACCTGCGGCGGGTCTAGGGGGGCTTCCCAGGCGGAGTAACGCCACTGCCAGATGTGCTCCAACTCGCCGTAGGTGCGGGACCCAGGCTGCAAGTCCAGGCCAAAGGTCACAGATGCCGGGTCCAGCGTCGCGAGCTGGTCCAGCATCCAGCGCCCGCCTTCGGGGCGAAGGCAGATTTCCGTGACCGAGAACCCTGCCCACAGGGCGGACAGAATGTCCCGCACGGCCATGGCCAGGCTGCCGCGCATGCCTTCGAAGCAGTCGTTGATGAACCGCTGGAAGCGACGCCTGGGGTGGGTGTACTGCCCCAGCTTCGCACAGGCGCTGACGGCCAGGAAGTCCAATCCGGCGCCCACGGTCTCGTCGGTATCGACCATGCGCTGGTATGTGTCGATGCCAAGGCAATCCTGGCGGACCAGGTTGCCGGCCCACTGGTGGACGCCCTCCAGATAGTTGCGGCCGGATCGGCGGATCTGCTGGGGCCGTTGATACGGTCTCCCGTCTGGTCCGAGCAGAGCCATCAGTTCACCTCGCCAAAGCCTGTCTGTAGTCTGTGCTGATGCGGGCTATCGGGATGCGCCCGGTTGATGCAGGGCGAGCCATCCGAATCAGCGCCTGCGTCATGGCGTCCACCTGGTCGTCGTTCACCCCGGTCGGGAAGGCGGCGGCCTCCTCCACCAGGTCACGCACCCAGGGGTCCAGGACCGGCGTCCCGTCGGGGGCGATGCTTCTGGCCGGCAGCCAGACGTTGCCGCCCTCCACCTGGTGGGAGACGGCGGCCGCCCTGGCCACCTTCCCGCCCTCGGGCTCGACGGCCACCAGGCCCTGCAGCTCTCGGCGCAGGGTGTCGATGACCGCGCTGCCGTTCGCCTTGTCCTCGACCAGCTTGACGCGGGCGTCGGGCCAGCGGAAGGACAGTTCCCGGATGGCGTCCAGGGTGCAGGGGAAGTCCCAGCGGCCGCGCACCTGGTCGATCAGGTAGCGGTCGGCGCCCTTCCGGCCCCAGACCTGGCCCACCACGTAGTCGCTGGAGGCCGTGCCCTTGAATGCGCAGTCCCAGGACTGCAGGGCCTCGTCGAAGCGCACAGGGGGCCGCGTGTAGTAGCGCCACCAGCCGCGCTGGAAGTAGCCGCCTTCGTCCACCACGGGGCGCTGCTGGTAGAGGGCCGACCAGGTTCGCTCTCCCACCTCGCGCCGGGTCTCTTGCAGGGCCTCCACGTCGTAGCGCTCTGGCCAGAGGGCCTCGCCGGGCTCCCGGCCCAGGGGGTCTCCCTCCTCGGCCAGGGCGGGCAGGTTCAGGACCTCCCAACCGTCGCCGCTCTCCTGGGCGTTGCGCAGGATGCGTCCGGCCAGGTCGTCGTCATGCCAGCGGGTCATGAGCACCACGACCGAGGCGCCGGGCTCCAGGCGGGTGCGGGCTGTCGTGGTCCACCAGTCCCAGACCCGCGCCGACGAGCGACAGGCGGAGATGGCGGAGGCCCTGGCCTCGATGCGGCGCGAGCTGGAGAGCCTACGCTGCGACCATCAAGCCTCGCGGCAGTTCATCCGCGAGCAGAACAAGCTGACAGACGCGAAATACCTGTTGCGCTTGCGGGGCCCTGAGTCGGGAGATGCTGCGACGCCAGGGCCCTGAGCCGAGACGCGTCAGGGGCTGGTTCGGGGACTGGCTGGCCGCATGGGGCGAGGCGTAGGGTATGATGCCAATCACAGCATAAAAGCGTTGACAAGAACGCAGTAAAGCGTTATTGTGTGCCTGTGAAGTCG